AAGCGTCGGTATCGTACAGACGCCGGCCGACCTTGTCGCGCTGCACCATGAGCTCGCCATGCAGGCTCGGGGACAGGAACAGGGTCGGCATGCCGGAGCCCATGTAGCCCACCTTCGCCTTACGGGCGCGATCGACGAATGCGGTCGGATCAGTGGCCGGATTGGTACCATCGTTGTAGATGACATACAGATCGTCATCACCGACGATCGGACGGACGTTCTCGGTATTCACATGATTCTCATCGGAGGCGGCGCGGCCGTCACCGATGAGAATATCACGGGCCATCTCCTCACGGATCATGACCTTCATCTCGTTCCACAGGAAGTTGACCACGTTGAAATCGGTGATGTCGATCTCGTCGTCGCGGTCGAGACGCTGCCTCTTGTAGATCGTCTGCGGGGTGGTGACGCGCTTATAGACCTTAAACACCTCGTCCATCTTGCGCTTGTTGTTCTTGCGGTCAAGCGTAAAGCCCTTCGCACGGGCCTCGTCCTCGGTCAGATCCGCGTACGAGGTCTTGATGCGGGCGAACGGGGTGTGACGGGTGCCGTTGAGCACGATGTCGACCCAGTCAGTATCACGCTTGTGCATATACGGCTCATCACCGACCTGACGCGCATCCGGGAAGAGCACCTCGATGTTCTCGATGCCGTAGGTCTGACCAGCGTGCTTCATCCACTTCTCGGAATAATCACGGAATGAGCCGTAGTCCTTGGCCTCGGTAAGGAATTCCTTCATGTCGTCGTGGGACAGGACCGGAGCTTCATCCTCGGCACCGGCCTGTTCGAAGGCGTTCATATACATAATATCTCCTTCTTCCTCCGAATGGGAGGCGCTATTGTTGTTCTCTCCGTCAGTGTCCTCACTGTCGGAATCACCCTGCTCCACGGCGAGGCCGATCAGAGCATAGGCGACATTCTTCTGTTCCTCGTTCAGCGTATCGAAGACGTCCTGAACGGTCTCGCCGGAATCAGAGGAATCACCGGACTCCTCGTCGGCGTGCGAAATATCGGACTGTGCAACACTCTCCTCGGCACCACCAATGGCCGCGCCGATAAGAGCATATACAGCGTCCTTCTGCTTGTCGGTAAAAGTGTCCCAGACCTGCTGGACCGTTTTGTCCGAAGCTTTCGCGGACGAATCGTCCTCGGTCTTGGCGGTCGACGTTTTGGAATCGTCGGCATGCTGCATGTCATCCTCGCTTTCCTCATCGCCATGCTTGACGACGATCTCCTCGCCGGAGTAGATCACAGCCTCATCGTCAAGGAGGTCCTGAGTTCCATCCGAATGCTGAAGCGTGACGTTGTCGATGTAGGCGCCGGGATTGGCACCGGCAAGGACCAGACTCACCTCTCGGATGTTGCCGTGCATGACGTTCTTGTTGCGTTCGGTCAAATGGTTGGCGTAGATCGACAACGCCGTGATGTCGCCGTGCTTGACGAGCTCCTTGGCGTCACGGCCCATCGGTGTGTTGTTGAACGTGCCGTAGCAATACACACCGTCATTGCGATTCTCAAGGACCGCGTGACCAAGCACGTTGTCGATGTCGCTATGGTTATGCTGGTAGACCAGCGGTACCTTCTGACCATCCTGATCGGCGAAGGCGTCCTTCATGATGGTTCGCCCGTCGGAGCAACGGATGTTGTTCCGCGTGGCGTAACCACTGAAATCATACCCCATTTTGACTGTCTCCTTCCATTGGGGCGTTCAGCACATCCTGAATGGAAGGCTGTGCTGAATCTTGGGTTGGTTCTTCTGTGGATTCCGGCTGCTGCGCGGTCACGTCGGTGCCGAGCGGATTGATGTTGGCGTTGCGCAACTGATCCGCCTGAGGTTCTTCGGAACGGGCGAAACCAAGAATCGAACGGAACTCGTTCGACGACATGATCTCGTTGGACGTGAAGGCCGCGGCGATGTTCGCCAGATCGGTGACCGGAACCAACCTGAAAGGATCTCGGAAGAACTCGATGCTCTGTCCTTGACTTCGGGCGGTTTTGGTCAGAAAGGTTCGCTTCAGCGCGTCACAGATGGCCGAGATCATCGGCTCCAAGGTGCGGTTGTGGTAGTTGAGCATCTCCTCCTGAGAGGCGGTGCCATTCACCACGGCCTCGGAAAGGCCGAGCTGACCGTAGAGCTGAGTCGTCAAATTCTGGATCTGCTGAAGCATGTGATTGTCCAGACTCCGATTGAGCTGGGTGATCTTCTCGGAACCGTCGGTGTACGCAACGCCATAGGCGGAATCCTTGAGCTGATCCTCCAGCTGCTGACGGCGGAGTTCGGCCTGTCGCTTCTTCTCCTCCGTGCGGATCTGGTACGGGAACTGGATGATAAGATCGAGTTTGCCGGACGCGGCCTTGTCGTCAATGGTATCGAGCTGATTGAGCTTTCGGATCAGACGCTGCAAGGTGGAGTTCGGCTCGTTCATCACCTGATAGAGCGGATTCTGGACGATCGCCACCTTGCACTTCGGCATGACGATCTCTTCGCGCTGGCCGGCGTTCGGAGCATCATTATAGACCGAAAGTTTAACGGCCCGAGGATACCATTCAACAACACGACCGACGCGCATGGTCTGAATATCGAACGAATTCGAATTCATCGGATTCACCGTGGTGTCAATCGGCACCATGGCCGCGGCCCCGTCATCACACATGGTCATCACGACGTCCATGATGAAATCACGGCCTGATTGGTCGATATTGGCCTCGATGTTCAGACACTGATTGAGCCCGTCGTCGATCGTCTCCAGATATTGCTGCGTCGTCTTGTCGATACGGCAATGCCGGATCTCGATGGCGCTCACGTCGATGGCGATGCGGTTGTACAGCGAGGATATGATCGATCGATCGACTCCTCGGGTGAAGACCCGCGTATCCGGACGACGCGCCGAGGAATATCCGACGGACAACTGGAAATCGGAGGACGGATTGACGAACGCGTTCCATGCGTGCGCCAATGCATCGGTAACGACATTCATTAGGCATCACCGACCGATCTGCCTGCGAGCGAAGTCGAATGAATATGACTGTCCGTTCCCACGTGCCCTGCTGGCCGCATAGGCCATTCCGGCTCCGAGGATAATCTTCCCCACATTCATCAACTGCTTCGACACCTCGTTGGCCGCGGTCTGCTTCATCTGGTTGCCAACCTTGTCGACAAACCGATTGCCTTTCTGCTTCTGAGTTGTCGTCAGATTCGAATACTGCTGCTCAAGATTGAGCCGTTCGTTGATCTTGCGGAGCTCGGCATTGGACAGCTTGTTCGGGGACTTCTTGAGAAGGTCTCGACTCTCCGTGTAATCCTCGTTGTCCGATCGGGAACGCTTGGAACTTACTGATCGCTTACGATCCTTGCGGACACCCCACTTCATGCCTTTGACGCCGAAGTGATAGAGCTCATTCATTGAAACCTCCTTCCCCTTGGATGTTGAGACGCCATTCATACTCCTCGATGTTCTTCCGGATCGATTGCTCAAGGAATGAATTGGTCGGCGGATCGAACTGAAGTCGAACCTTCTGTTGAATATACGGCTTTACGCCAGTAAGAAGTTGATCGTCATCAGTGAATTCGCTCCACGTGTCTTCGATTCCAGTGATCGAATATCCCTCTGAGGGACCAACACCCAATTGTCTGAGATTGAAGAACGCAGAATTGATGAATACGACAAGATCGTCATCGAAATCGGATGAATCAGGATCCAGCCCAATCGCCTTCTTAATCGACTTAAGAATACTTTCATTCATCACGGTCCTCCAATCCGATAAAAATCTACCATTTTGAAGTTACCTCCATGGACATGTGTCATTGGGTTTCCGTTCGACCAATGGACGAGCCCGTTCGTCGGTTCCGAAGTGCAGATCGTTGTGCGTCGCCAACGAACAACTAATCAGATTGTTCAGATCGAGCAGTAGATTGTCGCCGTGCTCTATGGAATCAGGAGTCAACGGCTCGATGTGATGTATCATGATCTTCCCGGCGATGGGATGATCGGGGCACCCGAGATCGAAACCGTTGTCCCGAGCGATCACCAAATCACGAACGTGTTTCCATTCGGGCGATCGATAGAACCACTGGTTCATCCAACGTTCGGAACCGAATGTCGGTCCCCCGACGGATCCATGACATTGCAGGTAATGGAACCGGTCGAGAAAATCCGAACGCTGGATGAGCTCGTGATAGGATCGCATCACAGACCCATCTTTCGAAGGAACTGGGCGCCACGGGCTACGTTACGGGCCTTGTTGATTGTGTTCGAGGCTTTTTGGGCAATGTTGTTAACCATTAGCTTGGCTTCATTCGGATGGGAAATATAATACGAAGTCGCCACACCTGCTGCGGTCGTCGCGGCGAACGCTACAGCCTTGGTCCCCGCGCGAACCGCCTTCTTCACGCCACGGCTGATTCCGGTCTTAACCGGTTCGACACGATCAGTGGTCTTGCGTTGCTGTTCGGCATCACGACGAGCCTTGCCCATATCCTGTTTTGAGTACTCTTCGTCAAAGGCCTTCTTGTAGGTTGGATCTTTTGAACGCTGCCTGACCACGGAATTAATGTTGCGTCGGCGAACTCCGGCGCCTTCGCCATAATACATCTTGGATCGAGCGGTCTCCTGAGCGTCCTTCCTCGCCTGTTTACGTGTATTACGCTCGGCTCGTCGAACACCCCACTTCATGCCTTTTACGCCGAAATGATAAAGTTCATCGGTCATGATTATTCCTACCTTGATGTTACAGTATTGACAATGATCTTATTACCAATCGCCTTCTTAATCGACTTAAGAATACTTTCATTCATCACGGTCCTCCAATCCGATAAAAATCTACCATTTTGAAGTTACCTCCATGGACATGTGCCATGATTATTCCTACCTTGATGTTACAGTATTGACAATGATCTTATTACCAATCGCCTTCAAAGCTTCGTTCGCCGGAGAAGCCCAGGAATATCCAGCCCCATACCGAGCCCTCAGATAATTCATATACGGAGCGCTATGCCCGATGGCGCTCTTCAGCGTCCCGACACTGGCTTTCATGATGGCTCGACCCTCCGGAGTCGAAGCCACAGTCAGACCTCCAGCCGCAAGCGAAACCACAGACGTCTTCGCGGCTAGACTGATCATCTCGGTAGTCGCTGCACGAAAATGCGACTGCCCTTTGTTCATACGGCGATTGATGCGCTTGACACCCTTTTTGCCATAACTTGCCCGATCCGTTATACGCTGTCTGGAAGTGTAATCGGCATTCGGATTGTTAAGCTGCGCCTTACTGGGCTTTTCGCGCTTTTTACGTACGCCCCACTTCATGCCTTTGACGCCGAAGTGATAGAGCTCATCACTATGATTCATCGAAGTTCTCCAATTCGCTGGAAGCATGTCCTCGGCGTCAAGTTGCTTAGCACGCCTCTTGATCCACCGTTGAACGTCGTCCTTGCTATTGCCGCGACCATAGGCCTGAATGGCGTTACGAAGATCCTTGCGATTCCTGATGGGATAACCGCCATCGGGCATGGCGAGACCACGCTTGACCAGCATGACCCGTTGCTTATCGGAAAAATCCACCATTTTGAATCTCCCATCAGTCGAAGAGGTCGCGATTGTTCTTGTAGGCGACGAAGGCGTCCATCATGGCCGCAACGGCGTCGATTTTGTCCTCGCGCTTAGCCTTGTACAGCTTCTTGTTGTTGTTCGTGTCCTGAAGGACGATGCAGTTGCCCATGGTGAACGACATGAGTTCCTCGTCGAAGAGCAGACGACGATCCTCGGCCAGCTTCTTCAATTCGCCCAATGGAACGGATTCGGTCTTGGCACCCTGAATCACTTTCTCGATGCCGAACTCGCCGTAATCCATGGTATACCGTGCGACGAAGTCCTTGGCGTTGTACGGATCGTAACCGAGGCATCGCACATCATACTCCGACTCGGTGATGTACTTGTCGAGATCCTCGTACACCTGCACCATATCGAGCACCGTACCATCCATGACGAACAATGATCCCTCATTCAGGAAATTCTCGTACTTCTGACGAGCTGCCGAAGGAAGATGCTGCATGGTATAGGCTGAAATATAGTTCCTCGTCTTGACGCCGAATGTCTCGTCGGGCAGGGGAAACAGGAACGTGAACGAGCAGAAGTCGTCGCCTTGGGACAGATCGGCACCGAGCGCACACGGCATGCCCCAGAAGTCCTTCTTCCGATGGGGAAGCGTCTCCTCGAAGGTGAAGAAGTAGGTATAGCCCTCCATCGGGATGCCGAATCGCTTCGCCAGAATGTCATTGCGGGTGGCGGGAGCCTTCTCGGCGCGTTCGACGTCGAGCTGATAGGTTTCATAGGTAACCGTTTGCCCAAGATTGGGATTTGCCTTGATCCACATGTCCGGATTGGAGACTTCCTTGACATCGTCAAGCCGATAATAGAATATGGAGACATGAGGATTGACGTATTCTCCTTTGAGAATGTCCATCAACTCCATTTTGATGGTATCGCCGACCGAGTTTCGGACGGTGCCCTCGGAAGAGGTGGCCACGATGAGATAGTCGTCCAGCTTTGACGCGCCCTGTTCGATAGCGCCGATCACATCCTCGCGAATATCACCGGACAACCATTCGTCAACGGTCGATACCTTGGGACGAAGGCCCTGGAGCTTGTCAATTGACATCGGACGAACCTTAAGAAGCGAACCTGTGAGGAAATTCTCTACACCCTTCTTGGTCGAGGCGAGCTTGGCCTGAGTAGATTTCGGTCCGTTACCGGGAAGCGAGCCTTCGGAAAGGAACTTGATGAGTGGACCCGGAGATCGAATGATTGCGGTACGGAATGGTATCATGGTTTCCTCGGCCTGCTTCATGGTCGGGGCCACAACGATCTGCGAAGTCGTCGATGTATCCATGATAAGGAAATACGCCTGGATGAATTCGGCGAACATGGTCTTGGCGGCGCCACGGGCGACGATCAAATATAGTTTGTTGATCAGACGTTTGCAGATCCGACGATTCTCGTATCGACCCGGACCTCCGTGAGGATTCGGAATATAGACCGATCGTTCGACGAAGTAGTACCAACCAAATATCTGCTCGCCCCAGAGCTTGAAACTATCAAGAAGATGAACGGGCGATCCGTCGGTCAGGGTGAGTTCCTTCTCGCAGAACTTAACCCATCCCTCGACCTTGTCGGCGTCATAGTAGATCCCTGGATTACGAATGAGATCGTCGATGCGGTTCATCTCCATCTCGATCTCATGGCATACCGGGATCTCTCCGGCCATGACCCTATCACGGAACTGACCGTAATACTTCGGAACGGCTGTGTTTGACAGGGTCATGGTTTACCTCCTTTATTCATTACAAGTTCTTTTTCATTGATGTCAATCCACCCCAAACATCGTCTTCGTCAGAAATTTGACCAACGACTTCGAATCCTTGCTTTTCATAAATATGTCTGGCATCTGGAGAAATTCCAGGAACTTCAAGAGTTAGCTGTTTCATTCCGGACTTTCTAGCATAATCTTCGGCCATTAAAATATCCTTTCGCCAGCTACGGAGCAACCCAAATATCACCGACTTGTCGTCGGTCCTGATTGATACTGATAATGAGATCCGAGCCCGTTGGATCCGTAGGCGCGATTAACATCATTATGAAGATCGAAGAAGCACAGTTGACCGATCCTCATTCCTGGAACTATGCGGATCGGATGATTGTTGAGGTTTTTAATCTCAAGCGTGATGTCACCGGCAAAACCCGGATCGATGAATCCGGCGGTGACATGGGTCGCAAGACCGAGACGGCCAAGCGACGACTTGCCTTCGAAGCGCGCGGCGATGTTCTTCGGGATCGTCACTCCCTCGTTTGTCGAACCAAGAATGAATTCATTTGGATCGAGAACGAAACCGTCATCGTTCATGGCGAAACGAATGTACTCCAGATTATGGAGCGTGCAATCCATGGCGTTGATCTCACCACGACCGAAATATCGTACGATGCTCTTAGAGAGTGTGACGTCGTAACTGCATGGCTGAAGCTGGGACTCATTGAATGGCGTAATCATATGCCGGGTAATACAAAGATCTTTAATTTCGGTATCGTTAAGCATAGACCGTCCGATCTCTCATCTTCAGAATTTCATTATTGGACAATGTGCTCTCAGGATGTCGCTTGCGATAGTTTTCAACGAACTTTGTCTCATTGGATCGCTTAACAAGTTTCATCGCTCCTATGGAAGTCGCAAATGCGGCTCCAATAGGACCGTACTCGTTTGCCAATGTGTGAGCAGCGATCTTTCCATACTCTTTAGCGAACATGGAATCGATATGATCGTTCCCGAGCTTCGTGAATCCCTCGACATTGATCTTGTCGGTATCGAATACGATTAATGGATTCTTTGCAAAGTATCCGGAATTCTCTTTATCGTTCACATCGCGGATCGCACCATATCCGGCCTTCTTCATAGCCGAATAGAATTTATCATTGATCGGCTGTTGCTCCTTGGTATGAAGAGCAAGCGTGGTGTTAAATGCCTTATAGGTATTATCACCGATCTTTCCGGAATCAAGTTCCCGTTTGGCCTTACGCCAAAGTTTTCCTTGCTTCGTTGTAGGAGGAACCAAGAAGGCCATCACGTCTATGTTCTTCTTAAAAGCATCGAAAGATTGCTTATCAGTGTCGAACATATTCTTAAGAACCTTTCGAGCGGATTCAGGGGATGCAACATTAATATCTCCTGCGGCTCGCATGGCCTTACGATACACGGATCCATTCGCACCAAGTGTCTTACCATAAAGACCTTCATACCGATCTTTGTCGTGCTTGTTGACGAAGCCATAAAATGCCCTATTGGTCGGTTCCGATCCGTTGTTCGTCAAACGACCGATCTCGCTTCCCTTTTCGAATACCCGATCGGTGACTTTATCGTAATGCTTGTACGCAACATAGGCCGCTGCGGATGCTAAAGCAATACCTCCGGCAACCTTAAGGATTGTTTCTGTCTTAGCTCGATTATAAGCTTTGATCTCGGCCTCGTCCTTGGCGAATCCTTGATCGATGTATTTCTTTTCGAGATCCTGCTGACGCTTTGACTTTTTCTTCTGGTTTTCAAGTTTCAGTCGAGTCTTTGCATCTTCGAACTCTCGGCGAGAGTATTCGGCATTAACGATGTTCGATGTCGTGGAATGCTTTTTGGCGGTCTTTCGATCAGACAGCAACTTATCACGCTTCTTACCGAGCGAGGTAAGTGATCCATCTTCATTCTGATACCTTCGAACACCCCACTTCATGCCTTTGACGCCGAAATGGTATAATTCATCGTCCATCGGATACCTCACCTTCTCCTGTGTTTCCCGAATACGAACGGAATGCCTCCAAAGCATTGTCCATGAGCTCCTGGAGCTGACCAGATTTGTTCAGCGCATCCTTCTTGGCCTGAAGCATAGCCGTCTCGTACCTGATCTTCTCCTCTTCAAGCTTGTTTCGAGTCGAAGCGAGCTTGAGATAGTGCACGATGACCTGAGATGAAGCCGTCCCCTCGCGAAGTTGCTGCTCGGCAAGGTTGACGGCGAGCGAAATCATCTGATTCTCGCGTTCCTCCGGATTGGAAGCGGGCGAGAACTGAGGGGAAGACGATCCATCGAGCTTCTTACGTCGCCCCATGAAATATCGCCTCCAGTTCTGTAATGGTTTCAAAGAGTTCTGATGGGTTTTGGTTCTCCAAAAGAGAGCACCGAATGGTTGTCCCTAATATCGAAAGGAGTTTCCTCCGGTTTTAGCAAC